CTCAATGTATATTGTCCACTTATCTCCTCCAAGATTTAAGGTTGTAGATATCTCGCATGAAAAACGATCTTTATGTCTTTTTAATTCATCTCTTGTTCTATAAATTCTCGCATAGGTGTAGTTAGGGTATAATTTTAATTTTGTAACTTTCTCCATAACGGGTTGTAGTTTTAATAATAATGTTTCAAAAGCAATATTAGAATAATTTGAATATGAATTTGGAACTTGTTCGTTTGAAGGCTCGTAATAACCTAAGATAGTTTCAAAAGGTGAAATATATCTGTTCGCCACACAGGTGTCATAAACTTGTTTCTGCATAGAAAAATAATTGTATAGAAAAGTTGCAAGATCTTTTGAAATAGCTTTTCTTATTACACAAAATTTATCTTTTTTAAAATTATCAAATTTTTTCATTTTATTCTCCGTATTCTACCCACCCAGTAATAGCATATTTTGTATTTGATAAAGGTGGATTACCTCTGTGGGTATGGGTAAAACCAGCAGGCCAAATTATTAATCTATTTTTTTTAGGTTTAATTCTTCTTGATTGATATAAAAATTCTGTTTCTCCACCTTTTTTCACATCATTTAAATATAACATAAACGCACATATTCTATCTCTGTTTATCATAGCTGTATTTTCAGTGTGCCAAACATGATACCCCTGTCCTTTTTCTGTTTTCTGTATTTTAATATCAAAAATAGTATGTTTTTGAAAGTCATTTAAAATACTATATTTTTCAACATATAAGTTATAACATTTTGAAAAAAATATATTTATAAATTCAGAACTTAAGTAATTTAATTTATAGCTTGCGTTATGAAATCCTGTTGTAATTAAATCAAAAGCTTCGTCTTTTATTTCATGAGATTGATTTGATCTTAAATGTGCAAGATTATTTTTTTTAACTTTTTCAAAAAATCGCAAACATTTATTACTATATTCTTCGAAATCTTCACAATCAAAAATACCTATATGGTCATCTGTAATTTCGTATTTCATATTATACAAAGGGGTAACCACAGCTCCAAACAACTAAAGAATACCGTGTGCCAGATAAAACAGGTTTAACTCTATGCCAAACAAAAGATGGAAATAAAACAATCGTTCCTTTTGGAATTATTTCTTTACATTGAATTGCATGAATATTCTTTTTCCTTTTGTCGGGATCATACTGCCTAAAATCAAACTCTAATTCTCCTCCAGTATATTCAGATCCATCAGTAAGTTGGCATGTCATAGATATTTTTCTAATTTTACCGTGAGTTTGTTGATTTTCAGGATTATTATAGGGAGATCCCCATGAGTCACAATGCCAATCATAAAATTGATTTAATTTATATTTAGTAAATTGACAAGCTTCAGAATAATCCCATTGAAAATTCCAACCCGCTAATCTATTTGCTTCATGTATATAAGGATGAATTTCTTTATAGATCCAAGGATCATCTAACCAAACCAAGTCTGATTTTCTAATCTTTTGCATGTTTTTAATATCTTTATTTGTTGCATTATCTATTTTTACATCTCCTGTATAAGCCATTTGTTCTTTGTGGTTTAATCCATATTGAACAATGTCGTCACATAATTTAGGAGGCAGAGCTCTCGAAAAATACCAATAATAATTTTGTAAATTCACTTATTATTTTCTTAAGTCGTAAGTAATCGTTTGTATATAATTTTTTTCAGTTTTATCATTAGGTAAAATATAATACGAAAGGGTTGAGGGGAACAGAATAAAATGATTAGTCTTTAGTTTAAAGTTATATTCTTTTTGTTTGAATTTAATATCATTATAATAAATTTTAACCTCACATGAATTGTCTAAAATTTTTACTCCATAAAGCATTGTAAAGTATGGAGAGTCTCTAAAATTATTTTCATCAACTTCTTTTAGGGGTAGAGATCCTTGATTGGGTAAATAAATACTACCCCAAGTATTCATATCAACAATCACACCAAAATTATTTAAATACATATATTCTATAATATATTTATTTAATCGTTCCCACTCTTTTGAAAATTGAAAATCTTTTTTAAAAAGATATTGTTCGGTAATGTCTTTTATAATAACATCTTGATTTATTTCATAGCCTTTGGGTAATTTAACTTCACCTTGAATTACAGCTATCTCACTTAAAACTTCTTTTCTCATGATTATAGATAAATTATTTAATTATTTGAGTTTGTCAAGTTCCAACCTGCTGTTTTGGGATTAGAGGTATCGGCTTGATAAACTGCTTCATCCCAATCATAAAACCAACTGTGGGTTCTAGCTTGATTTTCTGCTATTTGAGCATCGGTTAGATCAGGTGGGTCTCCAATTGGAGATTGCCATCTAGCTTCTGAGACATTTACTATCCAAGAATTGTACGGTTTTTGATTTAAAAAGATTTGGTTTACAGGATCCCAAATTCCTCCAATTAGTGCATAATTTCCTCTGAAAACTTTTGTTTGGTCAGCGTGAAGAGTACCCTCTTCTTGATTGTAGTATTTACCACCAAGGGTGTTAAAAGAAGTTTTGATCCATTTGTTTGCTGGCCAGTCATTATGTGTTTCTAGATAATTTTGCCCAACAGATTCTGAAACATTGTTATTTTCATCTAATTCATTTTCATTATCCAAAGCCAACACAGTCAGTACATTGTTATTATCGTCAATTTTTGCATAATGTGCCATTGTTTATCTCCTATTGAAATTTATACCTTATAACCACTCTACCTTTACCGCCAGCTCCACCTGTAAGAGCCGTGTCATTACCGCCGCCACCACCGCTGCCAGAGTTTGTAGCACCAGCTGTCCTTAGACCGCCTCTTCCGCCACCACCTAATGATGGAGGAGTAGATCCACTAGTAGGACCTGCACCACCTCCGCCGCCTCCAGCTCTAGCCACAGGACTACCTGTTATACTTGATGTTGTTCCGCTTCCACCAGCTCCTAAGGGAGAACTACCTCCAGTAGCAGCTGCTCCACCGCCACCCCCTCCACCTAAGGGGCCACTTCCTCCACCATTTCGTCCTTGAGAAGGGCTAACTGGTGGTGAGTTTCCTGTTCCACCGGTTTTAGTACCACCATCGTGGTTAGTTGCTCCGCCACCAGAACCGCCTGGTGCTCCAGGAGTTCCTGGACTATTTGATTTTCCAGCGTTTCCGCCACCTGTTGATGTAATACTTACTCCAGAACTATTTGCACCCTTACCTGCAGGAGGGTGAGGATTACTTCCTTGGCCATTTTCACCGACTCCCCCGGCGCCAACTGTAATTCCATAACCTTGTACTGAAACAGGTCGTAGTGTAGGAGTTGCAAGTGGACTTGCCGTGTAACCAGCTGTTTTTCCTTCTCGGTAACCACCTGCTCCACCGCCACCGCCTCTTTTTGAGCCGCCACCGCCGCCTCCAGCAATAATTTGATATCCAACTGCGTTAGATCCTGCCGCATTACCAGCACTAGTTACTGTAAAAGTTCCCGGGCCATTAAATGTATGAATTTTGTAATCACCAGAAGTCGTAACAGTTCCACCTGTAGCAGCGACAAATAATGCCTTAACTGCTCCTCTAAATTGACCAATAGAAATTTGTCCTGAGCTTGGAATTGGGCCATTAGGCGCTGGACTTCCTGAAGGGACAAGTGGTCCTGCACTATAATATTCAGATAATGAAATTGGATTACTTCCTCCAAATTCTGTTTGGATACCACTTAATGAAGTATTTGTAACTGGTACAGCCATTATATTTTTTACTTAGTTAATTTTTCTACTTTATCAGATAATACTTTAACTGCTTCAATTAATAAACATGTTAGTCTATCATATTTAACAGCTTTAATACCATCTTTTCTTTGAGCAACAGCTTCCGGTAAAACTTTTTCTACTTCTTGAGCAATTACTCCGACATCTTTTTTTCTAACAAAATAGCCATCTTCACCACCTTGTTTTTTAATCCATTCATCTTTCCAATTAAATAAAACTCCATTTAATTTTTTCAATGCTTCTAGTGGATTAGGTATATTTATAATATCTTCTTTTAACAAAGCGTCTGAAGAATAAAAAGCTGTTATGTCATCAGTAGCACGTATTTGTCCAGTAGTTCCTGAAGGTGCGGTGCCTACCCCTATTGAATCTGCTTGTACATCATTGTCTGCCGTTAATGTTCCAGTAATTTCTATATTTCCAGTAATTTCTATATTTCCTGTATTATTTATATTACCTGTATTATCTATATTACCTGTATTATCTATATTACCTGTATTATCTATATTACCTGTAATAACAATATTTCCTGTCCCTGTAATATCATTTGAATTAAGATCTAAATCACCACTTAACTGAGGAGAAATATCTGAAGAAACTTCTGTAAAAGCTGTATCTACAACATTTGTTCCATCAGAATAAATCATTTTCTTACCTTTATCAGTTGTAGCCCAAGTAACTCCTGTTCCAGAAATTGTTTTAACCGTTACCGTAAAGGCACCACTAGTTCCGTTTTCAATAACATATACTTTTTCAATTGAATCTGGAATAGTTACTATTTGATTTCCAGTTATTGTTCCTGTTAATTTTATAACTGCATTTTTACCATTAGAAGTAATACCATTAGAAAA